CATCGTCGACTCCGTTTTCCCATTCTGGGAAAGCTACACTCCATCCAAATTCTATTGCTTGATTTATAAGTTTCTCTCCTGGAGCATCTCTGTCTGGAACAACAATTACCTGTCTTCCGAGACCGTCTATGAGCTCTCGCTGTGTGTCATTTATCTCCGATCCCAGTATGCTGACACCAGAAATGGATATGGCGTCAAACGGTCCTTCTGTTACTATAACAAATTTCCTAGTCCAGTCTTGTGCATCCATGTTGAACACATATCCAGGCCACACATCTGTGTAATATTTTACTGCCTGTGAGTCTTCAAACACTCTGCCAGTGAACCCTACAATTTCTCCCCTCCAATAGAATGGTATCAATAGCCTTTGATATATGTCCCATATCTTGCTAGGTGAGTACATGAAGTCATACCAATCTGGACCAATGCCCCTACTAGTCAAATAGGTTAACAAATTATCTATGCTAGTTTGCTCCGTTGATGACAACTTGCCTGTTGTGTATTTCTCTAACCAAGAGTCTAGTGGTTTTGTGTCGTTTGGCAGATTCTTTTTTCCAAATGTTACAAATTTTTTCTTTTCATATTTCACATCACTTTCTTCTTCACGCATGGCTTCTATGGCCAATTTACGTATAGTATCTTCAGGTATGCCGATGTAACTCATGAACTGTCTCATCTTGTAAGTCAGTTTACGTCCTATCACATAACTTGTTTTGAATCCACAATTGAAACAATGATAGCTCACAGTGCCATCAGCACTGGTCATTATGCCTCCACGTTTCTTTTTATCTGCTGATTCGCCATTGTACACACAACACGGTGCGTTGAAACTGATCCATCCGCTTGGTGTCTTTTTCCTGTTCGCAGGTAAACTAGTCAGAATTGTATTCTGTATAAGATTCATAATCTATACTATTTTACTGTCTATATAGGATTTTGTCAATCTTACCAGTGTTGCTGGCGTCGTTGTCCCAACTGAATCTGATACTGTCATATACTCCAAAAAAATTAAAGTTGGTAACTGTGCTTGAACTTGAGAACGTATTTGTAGCCGATCCGGCACCGTCCATGGTAATATCAAAGAAATCTGACGAACCTGGACTTGTAGCCATTGTGCCCTGCACTCTCAGGCTACCTGAGAAGTTGGTTGTGTAAATTGCAATGGTGTGTAGTGCAGTGTTATTATTGATACCTGGTTTGGCATCTATGTTACTTGATGTCTTAGCCAGTGGTCCACCTGATGCTGTGAAATTGCTGATTGAAGTGCTAGCCACAAACTCTGGGTATGCACCATCTAGTAGTTCAATTGAACCAGCGGCCGCATATCCTGTGCCTGCATATGTGACTGTTCTTGAATTATCTGACTCGACTTCTCTTACGCTAAAGTTGTAAAATTTTGCATCTAAGGATAATAAATCGCCTTCTGTGATAGTGCAACTAGCGTCTCCCTTTGTGCTTACAGTAGATCCATCATCTAATATAGTAAGTGTTTTGGTAATTACAGCTTTTTTGGACTCCGTATCGATCATATTAAACTCGTATGTCTTGCTAGTGATATCTTGTGCCTTTTGATCCTCATTTTTGAATGTAAAAGTCACAGGATTATCCACGCCCCTGTGTAGTGTTAATCGTCTATCGTACACGTTAGAGTTCCTCCCATGATAACCATTTACGTAGGCTATTACCAGCTGTGATAGTAAATACCTTTGGACTGTTTGCATAATACATATTTAACAGTATTTATAGGAAGTTTATGAATGAAATTTTTAAGACACTCAAGGACAAATTCCCATTCCTTAGTCTAGTGCGTAAGGGGGACTTGGAGTACGTGGGCATAATACAGAATGAGGACTCCAATGTAATAAGCTTCTATGATTATGGTAGGTTGTACTCCCCGGTTGATAAGATGAAATTCTTGAAGTGTGGTGAAATTTGGTGGCATGAGTCCAACAGAAAATTACCAATCAACATTTTTCTTAAAGGCGACTTTCGTTATTTTAGGACAACACTAGTAACTTTAAACTTTAAGGATGTTGAAATTGTACACGGACCGACTGTGAGATTGTCTGAAATCTTTAACAAACGGGTCAAGCGTAAAACAATTCAGCTAGTCAGAAGACCTATCTAACTTTTATCTTTTTCAATATACTTTTTATAATATATAGTCAAAGGATTGTCTGCCTGATATGGACAATTATTGGAAGGCATCTTATATACTTTTTGTTTACGTTTTTTGGATTTTTTTCTTCTAGGTTTCTGATGTGGCATCAAAACTATATTTAGCTTTGGTTATCAAATTCATCTGGACAACGATTGCCTGGGCATATGCCACAGCGTGTGACTTCTTGAAGAAGTATGATCCGTCTGTGGGCTTTAACCAAACTTCTTTTACTATCTGATCCCATTCTTTGTACATCAGCTGTCTCTTTGCTGGACGTATAATTGCTAGTACAGCCGCAAGTTGTTCGATGGTCTTTGGTTCCAGTTTGGACACTATACCGTAATGGCCATTTAGGTGAAATAGGTTTTCTACTATTTTTGGATCTTTAAGCATATCCCAGTTGGGCTCCTGTATCATCAGTTCAACTAGCTCTTGTTCTGATTTTACTTCTTTGTATAGGTTTACATTTAGACAGTCTATTTTGAAGTAGCCTCTGTCTTCGGCCTTCTTATAATCTATTGATGCATGTCCGCTTACTGGATGTTCTGGTACAGCATGGAAGTATACCCCTGTCTTGTGTTTCTCCGTCTTGTCTTCTTTAATCATTGATGCAGGTGTGTGCTTAAACAATTTTAATGTGCTGTCTCGGTCAAAGAAATCTATATCTACATCAGGCATTAGTGTACACTTCCTTTGTCGATCTCATTGTGTTTTATAAAGTGTTCCTTGGATCCGGGTTGTAGTAATTCTAAGACATCTAGTAGTGATCGATAACCGTCTGTGTTAAGCATTGCCGTGGTCATCTTTGGCACTATCACTTTTCCTATCGATCCGTCTTTCTTTATTATCACTGCACAATCTCCATCGTCAAATTCTAAATCATCTGCAACTTGTAAATCTATCTTAGACAATCTTGGCCTCCTTTGCTGTATCCTGCACCAGCATGTGATCGGCCGGATAGCTCTTAAGTTTTGACATCCAAAAGCTAGGGTTTATAAATTTTTCTGTCATTTGTAATTGTTCATCACTAAATGATTTTAACATCCTTTTCCCTGCACTGCAACCTAGCAGTAACCATGGGCTTATCTTGCCTTGCTGTATGTGTTGTACTGCACGATTGGTATTGACCAGTCTTAGATAATCAGACCATTGTGCATTCTGTTCTGTTGCCCAATCCATCATTGTTGCTATACTTCTTTGTAGTGCGGCCTCCACAGGCTCGGACTTTAATGCTTCAATGAGATATGTTTCGTATAAGTCATCCCTGGCCCAATGATCTAATTTAATTTTTGATCTCAGTACAAACTCTATGTACTTTTCTGGATACAATGGATTTATGTGCATGATGAATCTACCAAACTTGACAAAGGCATTGTAGTATGAACTTTTTACAAAATCATCATATGTTTTGGATTTTGAATTGTGTTGGTGTATCTGATAGAATCTTTGAAACACCATGAATGCATTGACTACCCATTTCTCATCACGTTGCATGTATCTACGTTTAGGTTCACATAGATGTACCTGTAACGTTCTCTCCTTAGCAAATGTCTTGCCACAGTATGTACACTTATTCGTTGATGCCATGTGCCTCTATCAGTTCTTCCAGCTCTCTGTCAGTTATTACTTTGTCTAAGGTCTCGAGATCTGTCTCTTTCCATGTTGGGTATATTTGTTGTAGTTTTTTTAAACTTTTGTTTGGTACACGTTTCATTGGTTTGATCCATGGATGAAATTGTTGCTGTAGCGATCCACACATTGCAGTCAGTACCCAGAGTAGTTTCTTGTGTTTGCCCAGAGTGAAACAATGCTTGTTCACGCATTCGTTGACCATTTCTATGTAATGTTCTACGAAGAATCTGTCTTTGGAAGATGTGCTGGACACATATCTCATCAGCATGTATGGTGAATACAAGGATTTCTCCTTGTCGTCTATCCTGTCAAAGTAATCCTTGTTCCTGAAATCAACAGCTTTTAGTCCGTTTCTCAGATCAAAGAATTTTCTATTTTTTTCTGCCGGCATATTTTAATCCAAACATTGTGCATTCTTTTGCATTTACAAATGTTAATTTTATTTTCTTTTGCATGTGATTCATACCGGAAAGTTGTAATTTATTTTTCTTTATGAAATCGAAAAAATCGTGCATCCAGTTTTCATCCATCCACACAGCAATCTTGTTGCTGGTTATTAATATAGGTGCGTCTATTGTAATTGTTTTCCTACCAGACTGAGCCATAGTCCACCTGTTCGCATTGTCTTGAAATGTCCTTTACGAAGTAAGCACACATGGGTTTAGGTCCATTGCTCAATGGCACGGCCAACATTTGACCAGATTTAATCTTTGGAAAGTACCATTTTACTTCGGTATAGATATCCACTACGTCTATCGGATGGAAGTCTGGTTTGGTGCTAGACATAGGATTGAATGTGAAAGCATCAAACCCTCTGTCGTTTAAACTCGTGATCGGTAACACGTGCATCTCAGATTGTCCTGCTTCGCCAATCAACATCTTCCAATCTAATGGCATCTTTATTTTCCATTTGCCAATTTCTAAAACGGCCGCCGGTGCATTGAAACTCTCGAGAAATATCAATGGTATGTAGAAGAAATCTGGATTTGCTGGATCTGAATTATCAAGCACTGCAAACCTAAGTTTTTCGTCAACCCATTCTGGTATTTTCTCAAGCGTGTATGTTCTATTGTCTAGCGTAAGGATTTTCATTCTATATTATAACGAAATATCTGCTAGTTGTACAGTAAATTTTGTTTTTTATTTTTATAATTTTCTGATAATCTAACCAACTGCTTAAAGTCGTCTTCCATTTTTGGTTGGTTATATCCCAGCTCGTCGCCTATTTTTAACACGTCTATTAACCTAAGCAATCTGGTTTTTGGGTTATTGCTTTTGTTTGCAGGAGTAGACCATAGGAAGGAAGCAGTAGGCATATGATCGTTATGATTGGTAAGTGTTTTGTTTTCTTCCATGTAGAACTTGAAGTGTTCCATCATCTTTGGTGAAGTTATTGGTGTGTCTGGTATCAGGTGCATCGGAGTCCAGCTTATCAATTCGATGATTCCTAGTTTAGCATACATGGAATATTTTTCTAGGTCCATTAAATTTTTCTTATGGTCGGCATCGGTCTCTGTAGGATAACCGCTTATCATTAAAAATATATTAGGTACATTCCAATAGGCACATTGTTCTAAATGGTATTGTATGTCTGCATCGCCAAATTTCTTACCCATATGGTCTCGGACAGAATTAGAAAAACTTTCTATCCCTATGGTTAACTGTTTACAACCAGCGTAGTACATGGCTTCATAATGATGTTCAGGCATCTGCCTTTTAGGCCTGCAAATGAATTGTCCCATGTATGTTACGTCTTTTAGATCATTATTCTTTTGTTTTTCGTTTGCCATTATCTCATTGAACTTGTAGAACTGTGACACGGAACCGTTTATAAGACTGTCTGTGAATTCAAATGTCTTTATACCGTGTTCGCTGACTTGTTTCTTTATTTCGTCAACTAAGGATTGCCCAGTCCTGAATCTAAACTTAGGCCATATGTTACCTATATCACAGAACTTACATTTTCTAACACAACCACGCGAGCCTGTGATGTACAGTTTCTTTTCGGAATAGTCATCGAACTTTACACCACCGTATGATGGAAATGGATACGAATCTAAATTTGATTCGTCGTACTTTATCTTTCCGTTTGATAGAAGTGTTGCTAATGGATTCTCTCCTTCGCCTATCAACAAGTGTTCTATAAATTTTCCTTTTTTATTCCATTCTTCAAAGTAAATGTCAGTATCTGGAAACTTACTGCTACACCCGTTGCCTCCAACAACTAACTTGTAGGGACGTAATTTATTTGATTCGTGTGTAATAAGCAGTCTGGCTATGTACATGGTCCAATATGAAAACACAGATATCATCATGTATTCACAGCTATCTGGCAAGTGTTCTTGCACAGCTTTGTCCCATAGTCTTATTATTTTTTCTTCAAGCTCTCTTGGTATGGTATCTGTGAGAAACTTACACCAGTGGTCCACCTTCAGCCATTCGTCTGCTGTCAGGTTGTTGTAAAGGTAAACATTGAAGTCAAGCGTGTTTGTATCAAAATGTTCTGCCTCACACATGGATCTTAGTATGCCTATCGCGGCGGGCGTTGCATGGAGATCGTACTTTGGTAGATTTACTAATAAGGCAGATTTCATTTTAAATTATCCATTATCTCTTGCAGTTCTTTATTATAGTATGCGAATGTTTTCTCTTGCTGAGACAAGTTGTATGTTTCGAACCATCGCTTCTCCTTCTCTGGATCAGCATTTTTCCCTAGATTCTGTTTTTTTAAGTATTCTTGTTTTGAATCTATAATGCTTTGACTATATGTTTCTAACCACTTTGTTGACAAATTCATTTCGTATTTGTGATCATAAACATCAACTTTGCCAACTCCTGTGTTGACTAAAATTTTATTTAATCTTAGATCAGGCCGTATTTTGAAAGGCTCGAACTCCAAGATAAGTTTCTCAGTCATGTCCGGAAGATCAAAGAAATGATGCTTTTGATTGAACGTTTCACCTATTACTTTGTGATCACAGATACATTTACATCTAAAAGGTTGTCCGTATGTTAATGATACATTGGTAATCATATACAGTATTTAAAATAGCTATCATCCACTGTAAGGATTTTCATAATTTATCTTTTCTATATTATACGGGTAATTGGCCTCTTTGTAAAACTTTTTCCTTGCTCCTAGGTGTCTTTTTGCAAACTTGCAACTGCTGGTAATATCCCATATTTGTACGCTGTCCTTGTCCTCGGCTTTCCTAATACCACGTCCTATTGATTGTATTACCCTGACAAACGACTTTCCTGGCTCTATGAGAACAAGATTAAAAATCCTAGGAATATTAATACCAACAGCGGCAACTCCATATGTGGCGATAATAACTTTATTTGTTGCAGTAGATATTTCATCATATTGTTCCTTCCTATCTGTGTTTTTAGTTGATCCGGATACGAACACTGCATTTTCGATTTGCTCTTCTAGTATTTCACCTGCAGATATTCTGTCAACTAGAATTAATGTGTTACCCGAACTTGATATGTCTTTGATTGTATTGGCTACCCATTTCATCCTGGTCTTGTCTGTGGTTAACCATTTTAATTCTTCCCCATACGTTTTGAACTGAGGATGGTCCTGTGTCTGTAGAACATTCACATGACAGTTTGCCAACACACCTTTGTCTTGTAGTTCGCTTGCCTGTATCCTGTTAGACACATCGCCTATGCTACATTTCAGGCCCATGAATTCGTAATCTGCTTTTGGTACTGTACCTGTTAGTCCCCAACGTATACCACAGTGTGCAAATGGGCCAGTCAATAATCGCTTCAGCACATCTGCTTTGGCCATGTGTACCTCATCTATTATGACTGTGTTTATTCCTTGTATGGCTTCTAAAAAATCTGTTGTGTGTTCGTCTTTGCTTTTCTTCTCAAGTACATTTAATGATTGCCATGTGGCTATTGTGTTGAAACGTCCAAGTTCTTTCCTGTCGCCGTAGTACACGCCAACATCTAAGTTACAGGCGATAAAGTCCTCCTCGGTTTGTGTCACAAGACTTTTATTTGGTACGATGGTCAGCGTCCGACCATATGGTTCAACCAATTGGCATAGCGCCGCTGTAATGATTGTCTTACCTGCACCGGTGGCAATCTCTTGTATGCTTTGTGGGTGTTCTATGAACTTGTTAATCGTCTCCACTTGATAATCTCTTAATTCGATTGGTTGTCCCGCGGCTGGATGATTTTCGGGCCATGTGATGTGTGATAGATAGTTTTTGTCTACTGCTTTAAATTCAAAGTTATGTTGTTCTCTTTTATCCTCGACATCTATGTACACTCCGCCCTCGTCTAGTATGGGAAGTATTTGATCAACCAGGTTAAGATATGTCGTACCACCTAGCCCGAAGAAGCTGACCTTACCGTCCCATCTGCCCAACTTGACTGCTGGTAAATGTCTTGCATATGGTATCTCGTATTTGAATTTATTGGATAGCCTCTTTCTCCATTCCAGAGATAGGTTCTCGAACTTCACATTCACTTCGTCTTTTATTACTAATTTACAACTGCTCATTCTAAAGTTTTATTATTATGTGATCATGCCAATCCCAACTACTCGGTTGGTGATCACTATAATACAACTTTTTTGGAAGATTTTCAAGCATTCTTTTTAGATTGTCTGTTCCTGTGGAATAATAACCACCACCCAGTGCAACCAATGATGCCTTTGGTTTTATTTTACTTTTTATCAATGCTCTTGGAATTCTATTCCTTACAAATATAATTTTGGTATTTTGACTGATAAGTTTGAACTGTTTGCTCATTTGGTGTAGTTCGTATAAATTTTGGAAAAACTCTTGCGGACTGTCGTTGTTTATTAAGGTGGTTCTTTCAGTTGCCATTCCATCTTTATAGTCTTTAGAATACATTGGTTCCTTAACATCAAACCCCCATGAGCAATCATTTAATATGTCAATTCCAAATGCCTTGAATGCATTCAACCATTCCCAAAAATCTTTTACATCATCCTTCATGTGTATGTCACCACTAACAGGCATCATTAAGGGAAAGCAATCAAGCTCGAGTAGACCTTTTACTACTTCTTTCTTTGAGTAGCTTTTGGAGTCTACCCATAGCTTATGATAATCGTTGTGTGCTATCTTATGACCTATCTCTGTTTCTGCACTTACGTTTATACCGGCAGTTGAGATGTAAAAGTTCTTCAATGAATCTACTTGATGCAAAACTGGCTCTTCTTTTAAATGTTGATCCCAGTATACCTGTAATGATTCACAAGCATTACTTAATATTACTTCGCCTCCTATTACTCTTGCAGATGGTTTTCGATGTCCTATGATCTCTTTCTTTATATCTTCGTAATCTTTTATTAGGGTGTCGTCGCTAAATTTAAAATCGTATCTCACTGCAATAAGTGTTAGATAGTAGGCAGTAACATCACTATGTAGAAAAGTCCATCGCTTTGTCTCACCGTCGTACTTGTAGTAGCCGGCCGGCATGTCACGTCGGTCTTTCAAGCATCTGATCAGTTGTATAACTTTTTTGTTGTATGGAAACTTCAGTTCTATTTTTTCTACGTTGTCTTCATCCGTGAATTTTTCTATGCTCTTATCAAAACTGATCACACGGAAATCTTCCTCGTACATAGGATTGTCTAATAATTTTTTAATATCCATACCGTGTGCTTGGAACTTGGTTAGGTATCTTTTGAGGATGACCAAAGCTAATCTGGCCTGTTTTTCTGTCCAAGCATATTGTGATTCTGCTAACGATCTTACTGTGTCGTAGTCTTTTGGGTGTGGCTTGATTACGGCTGTATTTCCTAGCATCGATGGATTTGCCCAAAAATAATCATTATATGCTAGTATTTTAAGTGCTTCGTTTATTGTTTTTGGCAAATCTGTGTGCATATTAGTCATGGTATTTTAGATAATTATTAGTATATTATAGCATACTTGGTAATATAGTCAACCTATGAAAAAGTACAAAAATAAAAGCGTAGGCGTTAGAAAGCAACTTAAAATAAAGTTAGAAAATACTCTGACTAGAAACAAAAACATAGTTGGTTTCAAACCCACAGAACAGCAGGCATATCACTGGTTTGGTGTGATTAATAGAGGTCTATTCAACAGCAGATTACCAAGGGTACCAATATACATCAAAAAATTACACAAGGACTGGGGAAGATGTGTAGCCGACTGGGACAATAGAAAGTGTAGGAAAGGAACTTTCAACCAAAGGATTATTCCTTATGAAAAAACCGAAGTATATCACTACATCGAATTACACTGTAAGTTTCCAACGTGGAAAGATTTTATAGAGACTTTGGCACATGAAATGGTGCATCTTTATCAAATGTCATGGTTAAAAGATCCTTATTCCAATCACAATGCAAACTTCTTTGCATGGAAAAACAAATTCAAAGTTGCAGGCCTAGGCTTGTCTAGATGTTAATTTATTTTCAAACTCTTTGTAACTGATCACAAAACTGTTACCCATGTCTGTGCCCGTCTGTAGGTGATGCAAGAATTCTGGTGGATCGTCATGCACCACAGTGTAATTGACGTAAGGCCTCATCTTAAGCATGTCTCTGAATTGCTTTAGCCATCCGTTCATTATGTCTCCCCCGTTTCTTTCACCATAGTTCTCTGTGTCTTGGTATATGTTGTTTAGTTCACCCTTTCCGTACTCTCTGAAATCGTACCCCACTAGGTAGATGTTTTTATGTCCGTGTACTCCTGCCGTCCAGAATGATGAAGAGCCTGTAACCCAGTGCGGGTTATTTGGTATCAGATGTAGGTATGGGGGTCCGCCCTTAGGATGTCGATTAACTTCCAGTGATGGTGCATAATGTATACACTTCTCGTACACTTTCTCTTTGACCATTTCTAGCGTCACTGGAGAATCAACTGAAAAAATGAAGTCAGGTATGAAATCTCTGTACAGTGCATTGCACCCGTATGTCTGTCCCGTGGCGTTTAGTTTTGTTAGGTCAAAGCCTTTACGTGAAGGCCCATTCCCTATACAGTAAGCGTTGCCACGTGGTTGCGCCTTCACCCTGTCTTCGTAGAAAGCGGTCTCTTGTATTTTCTCCCCTTTACGTATTATCAAATGAGTGTTGACTGTCTCTCCCTGATACGGTTGCCACACTATAGGTTTGATTGGTGTTGGACCACCAGTTGTTTTACCGTTAATTGTAACTGCCATTATAGATATTTCTCTTCTAGCGTTTTTTTAATTCTGTTCCATGGTAGTCCCTGTTGTATTTCATCTGTCCACCACTCTGTGTATGCTAACTTATTTGCCCAGTTTTGTCTATCGGGCATGTTAGGATTGTTTATATTTTCAAATGATTTATTACCAACATCATAGCTTAGACTCGCCTCTGACACATATACGGGTATGCCTGAGAATGCCGCAGTCATGGCAGGATTGCTTGAGTGACTTACCACGGCCCATGCTGACTTCAATCTCTCTGTAAGGTCGGTGTCGTCATATGTTTTCCTATCTCTTTTAGGACCTACTATCTTAACATCCTTGTACTTTGCAACATCTATTACCACGTGATTCCTAGGATGCGGTCTGACTACAATCGGTTTGCTGGTGTACTTCCTTATCTCTGTGATCTGCTGATCGAACCACGTTGACATGGGAGGGTTGTTCCTCCACTGGTGACTGTTTGTGTGCTGTCCGCATAATATTATGTCATTGCCTGTCTGTTTCCATGGCTTCATTTCTATATTAAACTTTTTCCAACGATTTGCATCTACGTTGTTGTTCCCAAAGTCGGCTTCTCTGTTGACACCATTAATTCCTATCTTCCAGGTCTCATTTCTTTTTATGCCACCCACTTCTACAACCACTACAGGTTTATTTTTGCTCCTATAGGTTTGCCAGATATTTCTATACTTGGACATTCTCCCCTGCCACAACACCGACCATATCACAGCGATGTCACACTGTCCGTCGTCTTTATTCACGAACACAGTGTCGCCAGCATGTCTCATACTTGTCAGGAAAGCATCAAACACAGGTTTGGAATTAAGTGGTCCGTAGTCTGTAAAGCAACTTATCTTCATTTATTTTTCCAGTATTCAATCTTTTGCATATCCGGTGTCTTTCTGATGTCCCCGGCATTAGAACTTTGTACATTTTTTCGATCACCCTTGAAGTGATCTATGTACTGTCCCAATTCACTGTTAACAAATACATGATGTCCTTTTACGCCTTTACTGTATCCTATGTCGTGGACTTTGGCTGAATGCTTCAGTCTGTATTCCTTTGTAAGGTGCCAGAAAACGTACGAATCGTGCCATTCTAAAAGATCAAATATATCTGTCGATGTGTAAAGTTTTTCCCAATCAGCAACAAATTTTTTCACCAGTGTATGTTTCATGTTGTAGCATACAAGTCCACACTCGGGATATTTGTTACTGCCACGATCATTTTCTCTATCAAGATATGTCACCAAAGTTTCTTTTGGACAGATACTTTCTACGAATGCCATAGGTATATCTCTGAACGTGTAGGTGTCATCGTCTATCCATATAACATAATCATAATTGTTGTATGTGTTCACTGCGTGTGTAACACAGGACACTTTGTAGCTGAATTTTACAGCATTCCAAAGATAAGATTCCTTTTTTGCATCCAACCCGCCTTCTGTTGCCAGTCTAGCTGAACGTCTTACACCACCGGGTATTTCATCAAGTTTCCCCATTGCAACAGGATCTTTTTTGTAATGTTCTCGAAACTTATACAGTCCTGGATTTGCTTGATCTATGTCAACCCAGGTTACACTACTATGATCAAAAGAAGGTTGCTGATCTTGAAAATACACCGTCATGTCCACGTTAGGCCATCTGTCCAACACAGACTGAACCATCCTTTTTGCATATCTATCCCAGTCACCTGGTTTGAATGTTGTGATTACTTTGTATTTCATGTTGTGATTCTGTATGCTCGTTTCCACTCCTCTAGTATCATTGCCGGAATATTTTCTTTGCCGGATTTGTTCCACCAATGCTGTAGTGGTACTGTCCAGCCTGTCTTCATTTTGTTAATAATTACATCCGGTAGAATGTTTTTGTAGGCAATCTTGGTTAGTAGTTTTGTGTCGCTTTTTTCTTTTCCAATTTTCTCATCACTATGAATGTTCATACAGTACTGCATAAAAATTTTAGTCGCCAATGGAAACCGTCCCTCCATGCTGTAGGCCATTCCATATTTGTCATTTCTCATCAAAAATTCCTCAGGTACCTGGGCCACACAATCGAGGGCCATGTAGGATCCAATTGGATCATTAGGATTCCATAAGTCGTCTGGGTAGCATTTTAAAAGTTCATCTCGTAAAATCGCTTTGTCATATACTTTTATTGGACGTTTGATCCTGTTAATCCATTTATCTATTACATCCGTCCAGCTGGCCAGCTTTTCTTTTCTCAATTTCCAATATTTTGGATAACCACCTAACACTTCGTCTCCCATGTCGCCCGCCATCGTAACAACTATGCCGCTGTCGTGTAACCTTTTATTTGTGTAACAATACATAGCTAGGCTTGGACT